ATCATTCGCCGCTTCATCGGTTGTCGTCCGCTTGAAGATTAATACTCCGCCGGCCATCCCATCGCTCTCATTTTGAATTATTAATTCAGGATAATCATCCGCAGCGGATTTGACGGTCATTCCGCTGGTTGTTTCAATTAAAAGATTTGAACCAGAGATTGTGGTGCCTCCGGTATGAGATCCCGAAATTATTAACCGATTATCGCCGTTTTCATCATATTCAATGCTGGCATCGCCGCCGGTTCCAAATTCTACTTTGACATCATCAGAAATACGCATTGACGCGCCGGCATAAAGAAGCGTATCTGTTCCGTCTTCATCATATTCAAATGATGCGTCTCCGCCGGTTCCAAATTCAAGTTTGACATCGTCAGAAATACGCATCGAGGCGCCGGCATAAAGAAGCGTATCTGTTCCGTCTTCATCATATTCAAATGATGCGTCGTTTCCGGTACCGAATTGTAGCTTCTTGTCATCAATAATCGTTAAGTGGCCGTCGCTGTCATTATAAGTTAAGGTGGCAACGCCGCCGAAAGCCCCACCATTATTATATTGAACCTGTGTATCAGATCCGCCAGGGGTTCCGCCGCCACCGCCGCCCTCAACGAGCACAACTTTATTATTTGTAGTAACAGCCAAATAACTGTTTGGCCCCGCGCGAGATCCGCTAGCAACAGTACCCGGAGCCAGATAGAGCGCACTACCAGAAATTCCAGTTCCGCCGGCGCTACCTTTTGATCCGGAAATTATTAATCGATTATCGTTCGCTTCATCATATGACAGATATGCGTCTAAATTAGTGCCAAAGAAAAACTTCTTGTCATCCGCCAGTGAAGAGTTCAACGCCAGACTAATACCTTGAGATGCCGTTAATTGACCAGCGCTCGTGATCACGTTCCCCGCGGCGAGGCCCAATGTCATGTTTGCATCAAAAGTAACAGCTTGTTCAAATGTTACGGCTGCGCCGGCGAAACGTAATTCGTCCGTGCCGTCTTCGTCATATTCGATGCTGGCATCTAGTCCGGTACCAAAATATATTTTTCTATCGTCGACTAACGTGAGATTACCCGCGGGTATAGTTATATCGACTTGACCGTCAGCGTTCGATCCTTGAATCGTAAAACCTTCGGTTAAAGTTCCGTCATATTCGGCAACCTCAAATTTAATTCTTCCTCTCTCGGCGCCGGCGGTTTTCTTTTTTATCTCCCCGCCAATACGTGCATATTGCGTTAAAGCGCCGCCGGCATCCAAACCCGTGAAAAGAATTTGACCTAATATATCATTATCTGCAACGCCGGTTGTAGTCTTATCAAAATTCAATATACCAGGATTTGCATCGGCATTGTCATTTCGAATGTATACTACCGGCTTATTACTCGTGGCGCTTCTAAAATATGCTGTGTCCGATACCACATTCAGTACTGAACCAGACAGGCCAATACCAGAAGCAGAACCGGAAATTATAAGGAAATCATCGCCATTTTCGTCATATTCAATGCTTGACTCTTGACCTGTACCGAAATATAGCTTAATATCATCTGCTACAAGACTGCGACCACCAGAAATAAGGATACCTTGAGAAGCCGTCAATTGACCGGTCGCCGTGGTGACATCTGAGGCAGCATTGCCCAAGGTTACATTGGCATTGAAACTAGTTGCACCGCCGATTGTGATCGTACCAGAAATATTTGTTTCACCATTAAAGAAGGCGCGCCCAGCAACATTTAAATCGCCCGATCCGCTTATGGTCCCAACGGATGTTAAACTTCCGGATGTCTTAAGATTACCTTCAGCGATTATTTGGCCGGCAGAAGTGATATCGCCTGAGCCTGAAATCCTGTTGGCGGCAGTTACAACACCCGTGACTGTAAGTGCGCCGGCGGCCGTGAGAGCGCCAGAAATATTTGTTTCGCCGTTAAGGAATGTTCTGGCCGCAATATTAAGATCGGCAGATCCGCTGATATTGCCAGTATAGGCCGACGTACCTACAACGGTAAGACTTCCGGAGGTTTTAAGATTGCCTTCCGCAATAATCTGTCCGGCAGAAGTGATATCGCCTGAGCCTGAAATCCTGTTGGCGGCAGTTACAACACCCGTGACCGTAAGGGCGCCAGCAGCCGTGATCGTGCCGGAAATATTCGTTTCGCCGTTAAGGAATGTTCTAGCTGCAATGTTTAAATCACCTGATCCGCTGACTTTGCCGGTGACTGTTACGACATCGCCGGCCTTGTTTCCCAAAGTTGTACTACCAGATACACCAAGAGAACCTTCAACGCTAGCGCTTCCGGCAACATTAAGATCCCCGGATCCGGATATACTACCACCAACTTGTAATATTACAGAAGGGGTGGTTGTGCGGCCAATGCCAACTCCGAGTCTTGTGGCATAAATAAATGGCGTAGTATCCAAAGATGAACTAAAAATGGAGGTAGCACCACTGTCGGCGCCGCTGCTGGCCGATTGTATTGTTAAGCTACCGGTAAATACATGGGTGTCGCTATTATCATTACCAAATATTGTTGAACCGCTAGTATTAATATGAATTATATCTTTAACTGTAAAACTGCTAGCAGAAATTCCACCAGATATATAAACTGCTCCCGTTACAAAAAGTTCATTAGAAGCAGTATTCCAAGTAAAATACTTACTTCCACTTACTGTAGTGCTCCCGGGACCGATCCTTATTTGTACGGAATTGTCCGGCCCCTGAGAGGAAGTGATTGCGCCGCCATCTATATATGCCCATCCGAATTCGCCCATAGTATATTAATTAGCCTCTTTTCTTCTTTTAGCGTCAGAACGCTTCTTTTTGAGCCTCTTCCGCTCAGAGGGCTTAAGATAGTATTGGCGCTCTCTTATTTCTTCAACAATTTTTTGTTTTTTAACTTTTTTATTAAATTTTCGAATTGTTTTATCGATGTGTTCATTTCTTCGCGGTGTGACCGAGACATTCACGCCCCCAGCCATCAGAATACTCCTTTATAATTCATACCACCAAGCAACGATGATATATCAACTCCGGCATCGGAAGGATCGACTCCAGAAAGTGAATCTGACGGAGGCTTTCCTTCTGTGGATGGATTTCCGCCGCGACGAAGTGGCTTTGTGCCCTCAAACAAATCGACGCCATTATATGCATTTTGGCTTATAGCTTCGAGCATCTTCTTTCGAGTCACATCCATTTTATTTTTTCTTTCGTGAAGGCGCATTTCGTCTTGTTTCGATTGTTCTTCAATTATTCGCGGCGTGGGCTGCTTTTGCCTTTCGACAAGGGGGATGGCCCCCATACCTTGAACAACTTCTGAGACTATACCCGAAAGAACACCTTCCTCAAAAATGACTTCCTTAACGCATTCCTTAATTAAGGGCTTTAAAATTTTAGCTAATTCGCTTTTTTTCATTAATCACCTAATATACTTTTAATTAAATTATCGATTTTGTCCTCGGATCGAACAGATTCATGAATACCAATACTCATGGGAGCGGTTTGACCTTGAGGATAAATAAATGCATTCGGAGTCGATGGTTCCGAAACTACATCAAAACAGATCAACTGGAAATCTTCCTGAACCATGGTTCCCTGCATCGTTTCTTGCACGGATCCGAGCCCCCTAGATGATATTCCCAGCTTAACGCCGGCATTCAAGAGATCTTTCAATATGCGTCCTGACGGCGTATCGATAACGTCGTTGTCCTCGAACCAAATATCGACCATCATGTGGGACACGTTCTTAAGATTGACGACGCTGTCATCAGGGTGATCTAACTCGCCACATGCACGCATATCTGCGATGACTTTCTTATAATTCTTGATTTCTCGTTCAAGAACCTTCTTCGGATACATTCTTCCGTTGCCATTTTTGGTGTCAGCAGCCTGCACACGGCCAGTAAGATAGATTACTCCATTGGCCGATTCTTTCTTTTCCCTTTCGGTCAAAAGATCGACGCAATAACCGTCAGGACATAAAGCAAAATATTCTTGTAATAATTTTCTTTCCATATGAAATCCTAAAAAGCGGGCGCTACCCGCATGCGTATTCGACCCCTGCAGCAGAGCCTAACTGGTTGAAGTCTCCACTTCAATGTCCAAAAATCACGCATCGTTCCTCCCATTATTTCTTTTTTGTGAATAAGGCAATTAATTGTTCAACTTTGGCCTTAATTGTAGCATCAATTTGTAGTCCGGGCTTGGCCAGTTCGGCTTGAATCTGATCTAGCGCATTATATATCTCTCGCTCTAACGGCTGCATGGATGATATTTCTTTAGACTTTTCCATAGATTTGGCGCGTTTTGTTAAATCGCTTGCAGATGTTGATTGTTCCGGCTCTGCGTCCGGCTCTTCAGGGCCGGGAGCGAACTGTTCATCGGCTTCATATACCTGAGCCAATATCGTTTCTTTAATTAATTTACGAAGCTGCTTTTTCGTAATTTTCATTTTTTAAATTTCCCTGTGGATGTTGATCCCATCATCTCCAAAGAGCATGCTCAAAACGTATGATGTCCCCGAAGAGATACAACCGCAAATAAGAGCATTTATTGGATGATAATCAAAAGTAAATAGTTCTGTCCAACCATTAATACAGAAAAGAAATAAGCCAACCCAAAAGCCCAGACACATCGGACAGTGAAAGAATTCAGCTAGACCTTTAAATCTATGTTTTTCTGGTCTCACATTATCGAAGATCTTGCCGTAGACAAGTATCTGGGTTAAGCCGAATGCACAAAGGACAAAATAAAGAAGATCTATCATTTTTCTACCTTATAGCCCTTAAAATTAGAAGCCAAATATTGGTTTAGAAGAACGTTGAGATCGGGCAATGGATCGTTATCGTCGGCTTGAGCGAAATAATCTTTCATGAGATAATTTAAGAATGCGATCTCGATTGGATCATCAACAATTTTGGACACATTATCGTCAATACTGAGTTTATCAAGCGCCGTATTTGTCCGAAAATCATCGCCGGCGCCATAAAGCTTGCCAAGCATTTCTTTTGTATCTTTAATACCTCGCCAAACAGAAAAGACATTGCTAACAAAAGGAATTTGTTCTATTGCCTTTTCTGCCGCCATCTTTCCGGCTTCTTTTCCGGCTTCTTTCGCGCGATGGATCTGAATTAACTTTTTAAGCTGTCCCACTGTTTGCAACTCTGCTGCTTCATCAAGGAGATACTTGTTCCAGTTCTCCATTATTAATTTCATATCGGACACGGCAACGGTTCCTTATTCGTAATAATAACTATAAGGTGAGTATGTCTTCAGTGGATAACGAGACATGCTGCCCTTTTCCGCTTCTTGCGGTATTTCACCAAGCTCAGTAGAATCTTCCTTATCCGGATGGAGAAGTTCTTCATCTTCAAGATCTTTGAAATCAGATATAAAATCATACATTTCCCTGTCTTTTTTAATCCAACGTGAAATATTAAGAAGAATTGTTGGCACCAAATCATCTTTTTTAATTTTTGATTCCAAAACGGGAGCCTCAAAAGAAGCATAAATATTTCCACCAACAACTGTGTCGAAATCTACAATACCATGCCTATATAAATATTTATAAAGACTATCGTGAGAGCCATACCCGCAATTATCAACCTTTTCTTTTGTAAATGATGTTATCTTCTTCTTTTCCGGTGAATAAATAATATCAATCTGAGGATGATCTAATATAATATAATCTCCAGAAATAGTTTTTCGAACTTGCAATTCAAACTGAATATCTGGCTTTGACTCTTCGGGCTCACCTATGATTACTTTGAGTGCCACTATTGCAATTCCTTAACAAGTTGCTGTGCTTTTAAAATCATTTGTAAATCTGCGTCGGAGAATTGGCTCGATTTTAAATTATCAAATTTTTCTAGAACGACCGATAATTCCGGCTTCTTTTTAGTCGAAGAGGACAATATTGATTTGATCCTGCCAACTTCTTCATTTAAGAAAAATCGGAACTCGACGCCATTATCATTAAACGAAGTAATATATTTTGTTAAAAGAGCTTTTTGCTCTTCCAAAAGATCATTAGCATATTTTTTATTGAACTTGGCAATATATGTTTTGTAAGTTAAAGCGTCTAAATGTTGAAATGCCTCTTCTTTCTTTGCCTCTGGTCTAGCAATAAGAGATGAAACCAGCCTTCTTTCAAGAATAACACGGGTTTTCGGATCGGTCTTTTTATTAAAAATGTGAAATATGTTAGCATACGTCTTATAATTTGGAGTAAAAACAGAAAAGAAATCTTTTCCCAATTCCTTATTAATCTTTTTAATCATTGAACTTTGAGTTTTAAAAATCCGATCCTTATTAAGTTCTCTATAAGTCTTCTTGGACTCAAAAATAAATCTTTCAGCCAAAGGAATATCCAAGCTATTAGTTTCAACCAAAGACTTGTAGAGGCTAATTTCTTGTCGTAGCAACGCCCCCTCGTAAAAAAATTCCTTGAGAATAGCTATTGCTTTCCCCTTTCGTGCGGCATCTTTTTTAATAATAGATTCAGTGAGACATCGCGTTAGTGCCTCGTAAATAAACGCAGTGTTTCTCTTCTTATTATACTTTAGCTTCATCTTTTCCGACTCCAGTATTCAGGCTTTCGAGCAAGCTTTTAACTTCTTGACTTGTTTTAAATAGTTTTCGCTCTTCAATAAGATCCGGCGAGACTGAATGCTCTTCTAATCCGGCAAAAAAACCCTTTGTTAATTGATCAGTAACATCCCCAGCAAACAAATTTCTCTTTCCAGTTCTTGTCTTCTCGCGACTGGCCGCGGCGTGCATGCGCTTTTTTGTAGAGCGACCACGGCCATATGAAATTTCTCTCTGATCATTTGCAACCGGTCGATATTTTGCACCATGCGCATAAACTCTCATTTCCTTATCGCGGCGGTTTCCTGGCGGTTCCGCCAAAAGAACTCCTTCTTCCTCTTCGGCGCCAAGATCTTCGGCGCCAAGATCTTCGCCGCCAAGCTCTTCGCCGCCAAGCTCTTCAGCACCAAACTCTTCAGCACCAAGCTCTTCTCCGAGGCCGCCGGCTTCGGCAGCAATGCCTTCCGCAACTTGCTCAAGCTGCGCGTCAAGCTTGCGATCAAAAAACATTTCTCTCTGATTTCGAAGAATCTCTTCGTCAGACATGTCGAACATGTGTTTATAAACCCAACGACGACTAAAAAAGCCCTCAGTTGCAGATCCTGCAGCGTCAAATTTTGATTTCCAATGCTCAAGTTCCTGCATCTCGGCAATCTTTGAAGGGTTTTGTAAACTAAGATTAAAACCTATAAGATCGTCACCTCTAAACCCTAAAACATAAAGATGAATGATCCCAATCTTTTCAAGTTCAGAAATCCCCGAGCGCTGCAGTCTTTGGATGGTTCTAGCAAAGCGAACATCCTTTTGCGCTAGCGTCGTTTTGTCCTCATCGGCTCCTTCACCGCGGGATAAATAAGATTGAGGCACCTTAATTGCGGCAAATAGCTTATCCTGTAAATATTTGACGTCATCAATATCTCCGGTCATCTGCCCGCCGGGAAGACTTGTAATTTCGGTTTTTTGTCCAGCACGTACTGGAACAAAATAATCTTCTTCTACGCTTAAAGGATTATAACGAAGATCGACGCGGCCGGTGTCTTTATCAATAACTTGATTCCGCTTCATTTGAGTCATAACCTTCTGCATGTATTGTTCAACGTCATTTGGCGGAATATTCCCAACATCGATATAGAAAACCCGGCGCTCCGGAGAGCGAACAACGCGATATGCCATCATTGCGTCTTCCATGAGCGTCAATTGGCGCCAGATGCGTCTTGCGGCCTCAAGAACGGAGGTACCATATGGAGAGAACTTATCATTCCCCAAAACACGAAAATGGGCAACCTGCCAATTTTCAAACGTCATGCCGGCAGTGTTCCACTGAAATTGAAAATAGTTTGGATTCGTTTTATCCTCGCCCTCAAGGCGTTCAACCTCATTTGACGGCAAACCAATTGCTGACTGAACGCCCATCTTTTCGTCAATGTCCAAATATAGGAAAAAATCGCCATATTTGCACATTGTACGAAACCAACCAAACAGATTGAAGTCAACATTCAAAATATTATGATATAGATCTTCCAAAATCAGCTTGATTTCTTCATTTGGGCAGCGAATTCCCAACATTGGACTAATCGGAGAGGAAGTTGTCATCTCATCCGCATAAATATCGAGTGCCGAGGCAATTTCCGGCATATATTCCATTTGCTGAAAATCTAGATAACGTTCGGATCGATTATGATTCGCTATAGCATTTGCGGCAAGAATGTCAAAGGGATTATGGGCGGCTTTTTTAAATTGACGCCCGGAGGCAGACGTAAATGCTGATGCATACTTATCTAAATGTATTCGACGCAATTCTTTTTCTGTTTGCGACCTACGATTGACGATCGGACCAGAAAATAAGCGCGTTAATGCCCTATAGAGCCGCGATTGTGGATTTCTGCTGTTATTATTTCTGTTTGAAGCCATGTTTATCCTTTAAGGAGCCAAATATATTCTTGATATTCATTTTTAGTTTGTTCATAATCATATTCCTTCTTATAACCTTCCATCCCACGAATGGTAGTATTCAGAATAGAATCTGATCTAATAATTGAATTGATTGCCGATTTTTTATACTCTATTTGTCTTCTATCTTCCTCCAAAGCTGTGTCTCTAACCCAACAACAAATAGCCAGCGCCATCACAAGATCATCATTATACGAACGCATGGCTTGAGGTTTTCCGTGTGCCCATATGAATGTCTTCAATTCGTTGACTAATCGCGTAGAATATATCTTAATTAGTTTATTTCGTATGTACTCTTCTAGTTTTGCTATGATTAGAGGTCTAGTTTTTGTAGTCGTTGAAAACCCGGGTATAGCATTCGGCAAATTCTGCGCCATATGGTATTCAACATAGTCGTGAGAACCCTTCATAGAGTAGTACAGATTAGTATAACCCAAATCATTTAACTTTTCAAGTACGGAAATGCCAATTCCTATATTTTCTACTACTAATAACGCTTTTCCGTACTCATTTCCAACCTGATAAAGAAAATTTGCATACATATCCAATGTTGGCTTGCCTTGATATTCGGCAACTATCTCTAATGTCTGCAGTTTTAGGACATGAAAAACGGAATTGTCCGCGCCGTCGCCTCGCGCAACGTCGGCAACAATCAAATATGTAAATTCTTCACTATAATTCTCCCAGATCCAATAATTCCGATCGAAGCCTGATCGATACTTGGGTTTTTTACATTCGTTATAGAGCCTCCCCAAGTCTTCGGGATCAATAACCGTCTCTCCGGACGTGTTAAAGTTGCATTCGTACTCCTGCGCAATCTCCCTTCGTGCCATATTTTTGGTTTCTTTCTCAAACCAATCCTGATCCCGATCGGGGTGGACATTCCAAAGCAATTTTGTTGAATGAAATTCGTTTGAGCCATCCTCTGCGCCGGTATACGTCTTGTGAAACCAGTTTCCGACGCCATTTGGGGAAGAAAGAGCAATACATCGACCACCGGTCGATATCGTAGGATAAATCGCCTTCCAAAGATCGCCAAGAGTGTCTATATGTGCAGCCTCGTCAACAACCAACAAGGAAAGAGCCTCTGAACGGCCGGCGTCACCACTGGTCGAAGAGGCTTTGATCTGTGATCCGTTAGTTAATTCAAAAGATGTACGATTATCAATAAATATATCCGCTATTTGAAGCCATTGAGGAAGCTTTTTGACTATTGCTTTGACTTTCTTGACTAAATTTGTCGCTGTCGCTAGTTTTGTTGCAAGAATTAGAACATTTTTATCGCGATGAAAGATCATCATCCAGGCTACATAACCGGCAACGATCGTCGAGATGCCCAACTGACGTGCTTTAAGAATAACATTGAAACGATAATCAATAAAATCATCTAAAAGATCGTCTTGATAATCGTAAGTATTAAAAGCAATCAAGCCACGCACAGGAT